TGTCCAGAAAGGTGCCGTCACCCGCTTCGATCGGCTCGCCATCCTCGGTCTGGAGATAGGCGGCCCAGTCGGGCGATCGGTCGATGGTCATGGTGGCGTCGGCGCGGGTATAGGCGAAGGCGCGCACAACGCCGGTGATGCCCACGGCACCCGCCGCGCGGATTTCCTGGATCAGCCTCATATGCTCGGTCAGCGGCTTCACCCGCGCGATCTCGCGCACGATCGCGTCGGCGAAAGATGCGGAGGCGCGGCGACCGCCGGGCGCGGTGCCATCCTCCAGCACCATGGGCACGATCACGTCGAAGGTATAGGCGGGTCGGCGCGGGCTGGCCTCATGCCATTCGACCAGGCGGGCGCGGCGATCGAAGCGGCCCAGCACCGTCTCCACCGAGGCGCGGGTCCCCTTGATCCGGTGCATCGGGATCGATTCGGCGATCGCGGCGCGGCGATCGGCCTCGGACCAGTCGGCGTCCCAGGCGTCGACCGATCTGCCATAGGCCAGCCACGGCAGGAGGAAGGCGGGGGCGAGCGCCGGATTGTCGATGATCTCGGCCATGGCGGCCGCGTCGACCGCCGGGCGCAGCGTAATGCCCGCTTCCAACGCGCGTCCCAGCCGGGTCGCATTGCGGGGCAGGAGGCTATTCATCATAGCCCGCGTGGATGATGGTGATGGCGGTGCAGGATGCCGCCTGGGTCGGATCACAGACGATCTCGGCGAGCGGCGCATCGATCACGACGCGCTGTACCCCTTCGACGGTCAGCGCGGCCGACAGGGCCGACAGGGGGATATTGCGCCCGAGCTTGCGGGACTTTGCGAGATAGGCGTCCAGACTGGCGCGGGCGGAGGCCAGGACCAGCGTGGCGTCGGGACCGGCGAAGGTCCAAAGCCGCGCCGTCACGACAAAGGGCTTGAGGCTGGCGCTGGCGACCGTCACCAGCGCGCCGAGCGGGCGGATTTTCTTGTCGGTGACGATCGCGCGGACGGCATCGAGCAACGATGCCGAGGCGCTGCCGTCGCCGTCACGCGACAGCACAGAAATCAGCACCTCGCCCCGGGCGGGGGACGTGGCGCTGGCATCGAGCACCGATGCGCTGGCATCCTTGGCATGGGCGACCCAGGCCAGCTCCGGCCCGGCCGCCGCGAATTTCTCGGGCGCCAGGACGATGCGCGCGCGCAAATCGTCGTCGTCTTCCATGACGGCAGGCGCGCCGGTCGCGGCATCGGCGGGGATCAGGGTGAGGCGGGCGACGCCGATCTCTGCCCCGATATGGTCGAGCGTCGAGCCGGTGGCATAGGCGACCAGGCGCGACACCAGGCGCTCATTGAAATCCTGCTGATCGAGCATCCGGTAATAGGCGGCGACGCGCAGCACCTTGACCGCCGGATCACTCTCGACGGTCGCGTCGAAGCTGGGCAGGATCGTCTTGAGGCGTGCGACCATCTGGCCGAAGATCGCGTCATACTCGACCGGCGCGATAATGGTCGGCTGCGCCAGGCGCGAAAGGTCGACGGTGCTGGAGGTGGTCGCGGCCATTCGCCGGTTACGCCGCGCATCGCCCCGCTATGCCATCGCGCGCTGTTGTCGGGCCGGGCATGACAACAGGGGGCTTATGGCTGGATCGTGGCGCTGACCTGGTCCAGAATGCGAAGGCGATCGTCGGCAGTCATGCCCAGCACGACGCGGGCCGGATAAGCCACCTGTGGCGAATTGGGATCACGCGTCACGGTGTCACGCAGACCATATTGGTGGACCGACATGATGCGGGCCATGGCCCCGACAAAGCCGACACGGGCTTCCCCGGCGGTGCTTTCGCGCCGGAGGTAGCGCGGCTCGCTCGCCCGCTGGAACATTTTTTCCTGTCGCACCGACTTGCGCGCCGACCGCGACGGGGAATTTTCATCGCGCATACGTTTGGCCCGGAGCCGCCCGTTCTTCTTGCGCTTGCGCGGGGCCATGTCGCCGCCCTCGGGCTCGACATTGGCGCGCAGGCGCTTGGCGTTGGCGGCGCGCAGATCGACGGCGATCGCACGCGTCAGCTTGGTGCGCTCGGCCGGGGCAAGGCGGCTGGCCAGATCCTCCAGCGCACCAATCAGCGGGGAAAAGTCGTCAAAGGCGCTATCGCGTCCCGCCTCGGCCGAGGCGGCGCGCCGCTTCAGCGTCCGTCGTGCGGCGCGTGCATCCGCCCCCCGTCCGCGTGCGATCTCGTCAAGCTCGCTCATGGGACCAGAGGCGTCTCGCCCAGCCATACCCCCGACAACGGCCCGCCGATCGGGCGTTCCCCGGCGATCGGCGGTTCGGCATGGTGCTCGACATCCCAGCCGCCCGCCGTTTCGCGCGCGGTACACGCCTCGGACAATTCGAAGGCGAAGGCCAGGTCCCAGCTTTTCTCGTCGAGAATGTCCGCCGCGAAATTGAGCGCATTATCCTCGCGCGCGAAATCGAGAAGCCGTTCGGGCTGGTGCTCGCGGAGCCAGACCAGGAGCGGGACCGCGATTTGATCCGGGCTTGAGGTACAGTCGCGGAATTCGAGCCGCATCGTATAGCGCCATTCATAGCCGAGGCCTGGCGCAAGGCGCGACACGAGCCGCCCCTTGTCGATAAAGATCACCAGATTCTGCGGATTGGTCGCATATTCGGGCAGCGCCCTGGTCAGCGCGTCACGAAGCGAGGCGGGCTTAATCATCGGCGGATTTTGCCCCGGCCGGGCACGTGCCGGGGCTGATCCAGTTGGTCAGCCGGTCGACGCGCTGCGCGTTGGCGGCGAATGCCTTGGCCAGGCGTATGATGCCTGCGCGTAGCGTGCGGGGGATTTGTGCGACCAGGTCGCGGTCCTCGGGCAATCCGGCCGGACGATCGGCGCAGGTCAGCAGGTCGGCGGGCGGCTTGGGCGGGTCCACCTTCACCACGACGGGCGGGGGCGGCAGATCAGCGGGTCGGGGCGCGCAGCCCGGCAGCGCCATTGACAGCAGAAGTCCATTCATAATCGACGATGTCACGATGGTCGGCTTTTTCATCGGCGGCTTCCATTCTGAGAGCAGCGGCGCGGGCCGCTTCGGCCGCGTCACGCGCGGCGAGATTGTCCCGCAGGGTGCGGGCGCTGGCGGCCTTGATTTCGTCGGCGAGCAGCTGGGCGGATTGCTGGGCGACATCACGCTCGTATCGCGCCAGCGCGGTGACGCGGCGGGCGCAAAGGGTGCCGCGCGTGGCCCCCTTGGTCGCCGCCCATTCGACACCGGCACCGGCGCAGATCTTCTCGGCGACCCGGACCGCTCCGTCGCGATCGGCCGCCATCTGGCGGTACTGGACATAGAGCCATGCCCCCGCCGCAGCGACGGCGAGCAGGACGATGAAGCTGGCCTCGGCGCGCAGCTTCGCAAAAAGCGAGCGGATCATTACGACAAGTCCTTTACGCAAAGGGCGTGTTCGCGGGTCCGGCGTGCGACCAGGCCGGGGACGATCCGGCCACCCGCATATTTCCATGCCAGCATGGCGTCGCAGGCCGCGCGCCATTGCCGGGCGCGGAAAAGCCGCGCCGCGGTCGATCCGCAGAAGCGACGCACGCCGATATTATAGGCCAGCGACACCGCAGCCACGACCTGTGCTTCCCGACCGTAGAGGACAGGCGCGCAGTCGATCACGCCCTGGGCGTGTGCGACCAGATCCCGCTCGAGCATCAGCGTGCATTGGGTGGGCGTGTAGCGCTGGCCCATCTTGATGCCGCCGGTGATGCCATCACAGGCCGTCGGCACCTTCACGATGTCGAGATAGGCATCGAGATATTGCCTGCCCGACACGTGCTTCAGCGCGATCGATCCGTCCGGCCGGGCGGTGGCCTTCACCGTACGCCCGCTTTCCTCGGCGGGGATCATCGTGAAAAGCGCCAGCGCCGCGCCCATGCTGCCGATCACGGCCGCCAGCGTCTTTTTTCCGGGTGCGCGCGTCGGCGCCGATGGCGTCGCGTCCATCACTTGGTGTCCTTTTTCGTGGGGAGCAGGCCAATCACCCGGTCGCGTACCAGTGCTGGCGCTTCGCCGACCGCCTTGACGACACCGGCCACAAAGGCGGGGGCGGCGCGATACGCGACCAGGCCGAGCAGGAAGGCGACCGCCTGCAGCACATAGGGATGGAAATCGGCGACGACGCCGAGCGCCCGGCCTACGAAATAGCTGATCGTGACGCCCACCCAGAGACGCGCAGCGCGCGCCGACCAGGTCAGGCCCGGCTCATAGAAAAGGCTGACGATCGCGCCGAGCGCCGGAGGGACGAGACTGAGCAAGAACGCCTGCGCCCAGTCGACCACCTCATGCAAAAGCTTGTCCATGGTCAGTCCCAAAGCTGTAGGAGGGGAAGGTCCGATGCCGCCCGGGGCAGGACCGGAATGAAGACGGGGTGCCCCTCGGGCAGGGAGGCGGCGATCGCCGCCAGTCCCGGGTTGGCCTGCAGCACGCGCTCGACCGCGCCGCTGCCCTGGCCCGTCACGCGCCACACCAGGGCGTCGAGCGATTCCCCCTGAAGCGCGGGGATCGTATCGGTCATTGCAGCCGCACCCGCGATCGGCGACGACCGAGGAAATCGCGAATGGCGACGGTTGCCTGGCGCTGATGCTCGCCCGCGCCCGAGGCGCGTTCTTCATGCCGGGCGCGTCCGTCATTGGTCGCGCTGATGTCGCTTTGGGTGTCGGCCAGATCGGAAGCGGCATAGGCATGGACCGCCCGCCGCCAGAGCGCGACCAGGCGCGGCTCCCCGCCGATCTTGCGATTGATCGGGCCGGGTACGTCCTGCAGCTGGGTGATGCCCGCCGCCTCCTGCGTGGCGCGCCATGCGGCAAGCTCGCTATCGACCGAGATGAAGCCACCGAGCAGCGCCTCGGCGACGCGACGGGGCGGGACGGCGGTGGGCACGTCGATGGAGGCGCGAAAGGCGGCGATCGACAAGGCGGGCCACCAGTCGTCACCGGCGACCGCGTCGCCGATCGGCGGGGCATCCTGGGCGGGCGGCGCGGCGACGAAGGACATGGACTAGATCCTGGAAGGCTCGCCCCGGTTTACGGGGGGTGGGGATCAAGGGCCGTGCTCTGCGGCCGAAGCCGATCGCACGACTATGAACCGCCCCCCGAGCGCCGGGGGGCGAGCCGGTCATCGGCGCGAGCGATAGCTCGACCGGAATTGGGTGGTCCGGGTCACGGTACGCGATCCGAAAAGTCCGCGACGGGTGGTCGTGGTCGTCATGACGCTCTTGGCAGGCGTGAAGCCATAGGCGCGACGATCGCTACGATAGCCGACCGGCGACGGGGCGACGTGCTGGATGACCGTCGACGACGCGGCCGGGCGGTGCAGCGCCGAAGCGATCGCCGCACCTGCCAGTCCACCGACCAGCATATCCCCGGCACCGCCGCCCGAATTTGCAGCGGCCAGGCACGTCACGACGTCCTTAGCGCCCTCGCACTTTTCCCGCGCAGTCGGTCCGCAAGCGGCCACGGCGAGCGCGGCAGTCGCGGTCAGGACGAAAATCGATACACGCTTCATGTCACTTCCCCTGTTCATCGCCCGGGTGCTGGGCGGTATTGGTCGATTCCGGGGCGGGCGTGGCGGCGCGGATATCCCGCTCCAGCTTTTCGATGCGCTTCTTCACGCCCGCATTGCCGTCGAGCTCGACGGCGCGGCGCAGGTGGCGCAGCGCCTGTTCCTGGGCACCGCGACGGGCACCGGCGGGGCCGTCCGCGTCGAGCGCGATCGCGTCGGCCGCGCGCGCCAGGCAAAGGCCGATCGCCTTTTCCAGCTTCGCGCGGACCTGGTCGAAAATATCCTCGTCGATGACCAGGACCTCGACGTCGCGAAGGATCGCGATATCGAAGTCCTGGTCCTGCCCGAGCGCCTTCAGCGCAGCATCCGCGATCTCTTCACAGATCAGGGTGGGCGCGGTGCGGCTAAAGCGCTCGGGCAAGGTGAGTCCGTGCCGAAGCACGAAACGGGCGAGCGGCAAGGCCCCGGCGAAATCGCCGACGTCGAGCCGCCAGATCATCACATGGGTCAGGATGTCGTCTTCGCTGGGGACGTTCGCCGCCATGACGCCTTCGACCCAGTCGACATAGCCGGGCAGCAGCTGGCGCTTGAGCTCGATCTTGCGCTCGACCGACTGCAGCTCATGCAGTCGGCGCAGATCGACGCCCAGGCGCGCGCGCTGAAGCTCATATTCGGTCGCAGCGCCACCGCGACGCTGCACGGCCGGGTCCGCCGCCTGTACGGCTGCGATCTCGCCCATCATGCGGGCACGGTGGCGCTGAAACGGGCTCATCAGGCGGGCTTGGTGTCGTCGAAGGTGATGTTCTCGACGAGCACGGCCAGGCCGTGGTCCTCGATCACATAGTCGTCATTCGACGACTGGAAATCCTCGATCCGCTTACGGCGCGCGTTCTCCTCGAGGTGACGCCGGCGCGATTCTTCCTGCACATAGATCGACAGGTTTTCGAAGGTCGTGATCAGCAGCGCGTTCTCCGGGAAGAACGGGACGCGCACCGCCGGCAGGCCGCCCAGGCGCTTTTCCGACATGATGACGTCAGCCGCCAGCATCTCGGTCGGCTTATCGGCCTGGTTGATGACCTTGAAATACTTGTCGTGGACCAGCTTGCGGCCGACAATAACGATCAGGTCGGTACGCTCGCGGTGCCAGGGATCGAGCAGTTCGACGCCGTCGACGACCACCGCGTCGAGGTTCTTGAATTCCTGCGCCGGGCCGACCTTGATCGGTTCGGGGGTAGTGACGCCGGGCACGCGGTCCGACGCGCCCTTCACCGTCTTGGAACCGACCACCTGGCCCGGCGACTTCAGGCGCAGTTCCTGCAGCCAGCCGATGTTCATGTCCTGAAGGTTCGGATACTTGGCCAGGTCGCTTTCCACCGCGACATGGGTGCCGTTGAAGCCGATCCGGATCCGGTCGAGCGCCTGCTGGTTGACGATGACGCCCTGAATGCGAACCTCGAAATCATCGAACTTGGCCCACTGGTCGAGCTTCGCCCAGCTGATATGGGTATTGTAGTCGGTTTCCTCGCAGCGATAGCGCTGCGCGACTTCGCCGGTGGCCGACTTGGTCTGGCGATCCTTGGTCGACACGTCGGTGCGGCTGGCGATCGGACCCGACGACACGATGCCGACGGTCTCGCCTTCCAGTTCGTCGACCAGGAACACATTGATCCGGCCGAGGAACGCGCTCGATTCCTGCTGCTTGGTTTCCAGCTTCTGCGCGACGCTGGGGTCAACGGCGAAGCTGACGGTCACGTCATCGACGTTGTTCAGATCGGCGATGTTTTCGAGGAAGCCGGTGTACAGCTTGCGGGTCTGGTTCTTCATGGACAGCGGGTCCTAAAATGGGCGGGTCAGGCGCGGGGATGGACGGGGCGGCGGGTCAGCATTCGGCGCGCTTGTAGGCCTGCGTCGCTCCGCCGGTGGCGGGATCGCGGCGCGGCTGGCGCGGGCTCTCGGTCGTCTCGATCGACGCCTTCAGCTGCGAATGCTCGCCCCGCAAAGTGCCGAGGTCCTTGCGGAATTCCTCACCCAGCTTGGTCATGGCGGCCGCCATCTTCGTCATGGCCTCCCCGATCGCCGAGAATTGCGCCTCATTGTCATTGGCGGGCGGGGTCGGCGCGGGTGGCACGACCGGGTCGGCCGGGGCGGTATCACCGCCCACACCCTTGGTCAGCTTGGTGAAAAAGGCGGTCGCCGCAGCGAGCAGCCCGGCCGAGCTATCGGCGGGCGGCGTCGCCACCTCGCCCGAGGCGAGCTCGAAGCGCGTCTCCATCCCGATCGAAAAGACATTGCCGGGCTGCTGCGGCTGCGGCCCGGTGCGGATCATGCCGGGGTGCTTGAGGGCGAAATTCAGGACCTCGGTCCCCAGCGAGGCGGGGCTGTCGGTGACGGCCAGGCCGACGAGATACGCCTTGCCGGTATTGGCGAAATTCGGCTGGATTTCGATCGACGTGTAGATTTTCTGTTTGTCGCTGTTCATCGCGACCAGATCGTCGGTCGCCTCGATCTCGGCATTCAGGGCCAGCTTCTTGACCTTCTTGCCGCCGATCGAAAGCTCGACCTCCTCGGTCGACAGCGACAGCACGTCGCCATAGGACTTGAAGGGCTTGTCCGCCGTGACGCCGCGAATGTGCTCCATGTTGACGCGCGCGCCATAGGTGTCGCGGTTGTAGGTCTCGGCCGCGTCGACCAGCCAGCTGCGCTCGATCGTGCGACCGTCGACGGTATCGCCCTCGACAGCGACGCGGAAAATACGGGTCTTGGGCATGGGCGGTCTCGCGAGCTCCGACAGGAAACAGGGTGGCGCGACCGACCGGAAAGGGGGACAGTCGGCCGCGCCGGAGCCCGCAACAGGCGCGGAGAGGCCCCAAATCGCAACGCGGTGATGTTGTAAGCCAGAGCGTGACAACAGGCGGGGCGATCGTCGCACCCCCGGCCGCGTCTAGCGTCACCGGCGATGATCCTGGCCACCCCCACCTTCGACGCGCGCCGCAAGGCGAAGCTGTTCTATTGGCAGGGCTATGACTGCGAGCAGATCGCCGAGCTGCTATCCCTCAACGCCAATACGATCCGCAGCTGGAAATCGCGCGACAAGTGGGAAGAGACCGCGCCGCTGGATCGCGTCGACCAAGCGTTGGAGGCGCGGCTTCAACTCCTCATCTGGAAGGAGCACCACACCGGGGCGGACCTGAAAAGCATGGATGCGCTCGGGCGGCTGCTGGAGCGCCAGGCGCGCGTCCGACGCCACAATGCGCCGGACGGCCATGAGGGCGACCTGAACCCCAGGATCGCGGCCCGCAACGCGGGCGAGCGGAAAAAGGCCCGCAAGAATTTCCTGACCAGCGACCACATCGGCGAGTTGAAGGCTGCATTCGAGCAGGGCCTGTTCGCCTATCAGCTGGCATGGCGTGGTCCCAAGGATGACCTGATGTCGTCGACCGCGATGTCGACGCGGTTCATTCTGAAAAGCCGTCAGATCGGCGCGACCTATTACTTCGCCCGCGAAGCATTCATCCGGATGCTTGAGACTGGCAACAACCAAATCTTCATTTCAGCGAGCCGGGCGCAGGCCAATAATTTCCGGCAATATATCGTCGACTTCGTCATGTCGGTGACGGGTGTAAAGCTGGAAGGCGACCCGATCGTCCTGGACCTGGAGGGCGTGACCGGGCCGAATGGCGAAAGCCCGAAGCTGTATTTCCTGGGCACCAATTACCGGACGGCGCAGAGCTATCACGGCGACGTCTATGTCGACGAAGCCTTCTGGATTTACGGCTTCGACCAGATCGACGACGTGGCCAGCGCCATGGCGTCGCAAAAGCGATACCGCATCACCTATTTCTCCACGCCATCGACGATCGCGCACCAGGCGTATCGCACCTGGTCGGGCGAGAAATACAATGACGGCCGGGACAAGGCCGAGCGGGTCAAATTCGAATTCAGCGACGACGACCTGCGACGCGGCATCCTCGGCCCCGATGGCATATGGCGGCAACGCGTATCCATCATGGACGCCGAGGCGGGCGGGTGCGACCTGTTCGACATCGAGCGGCTGCGCAAGCGCTATGCGCCCGACATCTTCGACAACTTGTTCATGTGCAATTTCGTCGACGACAGTTCGTCGATGTTCCCCTTCGCGCTCATGCGGCGCGCCATGGTCGACAGCTGGGATGCCTGGTCGAAGGATTACGATCCCTATGCCATCCGTCCCTTCGGCGATCGCGAAGTCCATATCGGCGTCGACCCGGCCGAGAGCGCGGCCGGGGACGAGGCGGCCGTCGTCGTCCTGGCCCCGCCGGACAAGCCGGGCGGTGTCTTCCGCGTCCTGGAGAAGCATCGCCTGAAGGGCTGCGACTTCGAAAAGCTGGCCGCCTTCGTCCTGGCATTCCGGGAGCGGTACAATGTCGGATACATCGCCATCGACAGCACCGGCATGGGTGCCGCGACCTGGAAGATCGTGCGCAATTCCTTCCCGACCGCACGCCGCATCGATTACAATGTCGCGGTGAAGACCGAGATGGTCCTGAAGGCGAAGAACGTCTTCTCGGCCCGGCGCATCCAATTCGACAGCGGCGCGCTGGATATCGCGCAAAGCTTCATGTCGATCCGCGCCGAGCTCACCGGCTCGCAAAAGCAGATCACCTATGTCGCCAGCCGCGCCGGGGATACCGGCCATGCGGATCTCGCCTGGGCGATCATGCACGTCCTGCACAATGAGCCACTCGACCCGGTCAACACCGGCAATCGCAAATCACGCCTGAGAATTGGAAGAGGTAATGGATCAGACGCCCCCGACGATCGCCAGCGCCGGCGCGAACCCCGTGGCCACCACCGCGATCGCCGCGACCCCGCCGATCGGCGCCAGCGCCCCGGCCGTCCAGCGCCGGCGGGCCTTCCACTTCGGCGAGCCGGAGGGCGTCCTCGATCGGCGCGACCTGCTGCGTAATGCCGAGGCGCGGTTTAACGGCCGGTGGTATGAACCGCCGATCAAGATGGAGGCGCTGGCACGATCGCGTCACATGTCGCCGCATCATAGCTCGGCGCTGAAGTACAAGGTCAACCAGCTGGTCCGCCATTTCGAGCCGTCGCGCTGGCTCGATCGGAAAAACTTCGGGGCGTTCGCGCTAAACTTCCTGGCGATGGGCAACGCCTATTTGGAACGGCGCAACAACCTGGCCGGGCGGGCGATGACGCTGGTCAATGCACCGGCGATTAACACGCGGCGCGGCCGGGATGATGAGTATTTCTGGATCGACGGGTATCGCCAGGCAACCACCTTCTTGCCTGGCAGCGTCTTTCACCTTTGGGAGGAGGACCTGGCGCAGGAAATCTATGGCCTGCCCGAATGGCTATCGGCCCTGCAGTCCGGCCTGCTCAACGAGGCGGCGACCGTTTTCCGTCGCCGGTATTTCGCAAACGGCTCCCACGCCGGTTACATCTTGTATGTGTCGGAGGAGAAGTTCGCGGACGCGGATGCTGACGATCTCGACGCGGCGATCGCAGAGTCCAAGGGGCCGGGCAACTTCCGAAACATCTTCCTGCACATCCCAGGCGGTGACAAGGACGGGGTGAAGGTCATCCCGGTCGGCGAGGCCGCCGCCAAGGATGAGTTCATGGGGGTAAAGGGCACGACCCGCGACGACGTCCTGGCGGCGCACCGCGTCCCGCCGGTGCTCCTCGGCGTCGTGCCGCAGAACACGGGCGGGTTTGGCGACGTGGCCAAAGCGGCGGACGTGTTTCACCAGGCGGAAATCGATCCGCTCATGATGCGGATGCTCGAGCTCAACGATTGGCTTGGGCTCGAGGCGGTGCGGTTCCGGCCGTATGAGCGACAGTCGGGAACGAGCGGCAAAGCCTAACATAAGCAGTCTGTCTGCTTCAGGTGGGAAGCGGTATAAAAGCCCTTCGGAAGCGCGGACAAAAGCAGCTGTTAATCGCTGATCGATTTGTCTTCTCTGTAGACCGGGGAAAGACATATGTCTCTGATCTGCTCATAATCGCCCGAGAAATGAACCTCGCCCGGTATTGGCTTAATGGGGCGCCAGAAGCCCGGCTTCGACCAGTCAGGGTTCGATGTAACGCCCGATACTTGAGAAGATTTTGAACGCCTTTTGGCGATGGTGGTGAGTAGAATTGACGGCTCGAACGCGACCGCCTTCGCGCGACAGATGGTAGCGACCAAGTGAGCCACGCTTCGCAGGCAAAAATAAACATCGTTACGAGATGGAGCCGCTCCGGAATGAATAAGCTCGTTACGCGCCTTCCTCGCCTTTTGAATATGAAGATACATGCTTCTTTCAAGCAAATCTGACTGGACGAGAAACTCTATTTTTCCTGAAACGTTGCGAGCAACGTGCTTTAGGCTCGACTCTCTTGCTTGCCGCATCGAATTATTCATCGCATCAAGAAAGAGAAAATTCCAAGAAATATCTATCAATTGTTCAACGACAAGCCACCCATAGATCAGGGCGTTTCGATACTCGGCATTCCGATAATAGCTAAAACTCATAAGCAAAAATTCAGGACGGAGAGAAGGCAGCGCATCTAGTACGGGCTGCCCACGCTCAAAGGCCTTTTCAACCTCAACGCGATGGAACGTTGGGGGGTTGATCAGGTCTATGGCCAGCATACTACCTGCGGCACCCTCACCAAATGCCTGCCGCAAAAGCGCTGACGGCCCAAGTGGCTGGTGATAACGATAGTATCCAGTCGCCCCTAATACCCCGAAAGCAAGATCGGATGCGCTAACCTGCTCAACGGGTATTCCGCCGATCAATAGGCTAGCCATAACCTTATTGAATGAATCCACAGCGTCGTCAGCGCTACCTAATTCCTGATCTCTAGGGATAATCAACGAGCCATCAAAGCCAAATCCCATCGGGCTACCGTGGATCGACGATGTGCCCAAATAGAAGGATATACGTTTTAGCTTCAGGGAGTCGTATGTTCCTGAGTTAGTCTGCTCGATAGTTGCCGCCCACGTATCGCCCTCATCTCTAGCATAAATTCTCGTCGACACCGGGGCGGCAATAATGACCGGAAATTGGAGTGCCGGAGGACCATAGGGTTGGGGGTGCTTTGATGCCATGCATTATCCTACGTCCGCTTTCGGCGCTGCGAAAGACGTCTTTGAGCGTTCAGGATATTGATACCGCCAACCGTACGATGTTGTAGCCGCCCACCCGACAACAGGTCGGAGTTGTCCGCGTTTCCATGATGCTGGAGCGGGGTCGGGCGGGTTGCACCCCGCACCGACGACGAGACTGAGCCTCGCCATGACCAGATTGGCCGACCTGGCCACCCCGCACCCGCGCAACGGGCGGGGCGCATGGACTGTATCGCTCTCGTTATGTCAACCAATTCCAATCGCGTCGCTATCGCCGCCACCAAGCCGGCGGCCGGCTATATCGGCGGCAAGCGCAACATGGCCGGCCGGATCGTCCCCATCATCGATCAGACCGACCATGACGGCTATGCCGAGCCCTTCGTGGGAATGGGCGGGATTTTCCTGCGCCGGCGACAGCGGCCGAAGGCCGAGTTCATCAACGACATATCCGGCGATGTGGTGAACTTCTTCCGTGTGGTGCGGGAGCACTACACGGTGTTGATGGACCACATGCGCTGGCTCATGGCCAGCCGGGCCGAATTTCAGCGGCAGCAGGCCCTCCCCGCCGAACACCTGACCGACATTCAACGCGCGGCGCGGTTCTTGTATCTCCAGCGCCTGGCGTTCGGGGGCAAGGTGACCGGTCGCAGCTATGGCGTCGACAGCAGCAATGCCGCCCGGTTCAATGTGTTGCGCCTGGAGCGGGATCTCGCGGACCTGCACGATCGCCTGTGTGGCGTCGTGATCGAGCAGCTGGGCTATGCTGATTTCATCCGGCGCTACGATCGCCCCGGGATGCTGTTCTATCTCGACCCTCCCTCTGGGGCTGCGAGGACGACTATGGCGTCGAGGTGTTCAGCCGTGACGACTTCGCCCGCCTCGCGGCCCAGCTGGGCGGTATCCGGGGGAAGTTCGTGCTCTCGCTCAACGATACCCCGGGGGTACGCGAATGCTTTGCGGCGTTCATGATCGCCAGCGAGCAAACCACCTACACGATCGGCGGGGCCGCGCCGAAGCGCGTGGGCGAGGTGATCATCAGCAACTACCCGATTCGCCGATAGTTCTGAATAATCGCACGCGCCCCGGAACTTCCCGGGGCGCATATCAAGAGAAGCATGCAAAATTGTATAAATTGTTATAAAATTATATTTTGTAACAAAATTTCAAAAGTTTTGTAATTTTATTTCGCGCAACAAAATTACGCGCTGAAAACCTCAACCCGGCGCGCCGCGCTTGCCCCCGCGCCTCGCCCGCAGGCTTCTCGGGTCGCATTTGATGCAGTCGAAGGGCCTGCATTGCAGGAAATTCTGCAATATCGACCATGGTGCCTGTTGCGATTTGATGCACCCTGATGCGGTGTGAAGCAAGCCCAGACGACCTGTCCGCACGCGATCGGTTTAAATGGCGTGGCACGGTTCGTGCTCTCCCCCCATCGATAGCCCTGGGCGGCGCAAGCCGCCCGTCCCGACCACCAAATCTTGGCATCAGGGCGCGTGGGGTGGTCCGTTTCGGCTAGGGGGGACTAGCAGGCGATCGATTTCCACATGGTCGGCTGTCAAATCAACGTGTCGCGATAGCGACTCCTCATCCACTTAGCTCTTAAGGTTCTGATACATGGACTTTCAGGGACTCGCGTTTGCGACAAATACGCCTAGCCGGTGAAGGGCATTGGCCAAGGGAGAATTGCCCCTTAGAACGGCTTTGGGGGCCTGTGGGGTGGCATCCGTGGGCGCCGGGGTGTTTTTGCCCAGCCGCTTCCATCGCATCTGACGGAGCTGGATAAAGCGCTGGTAGATTCGCTTCGCCATCGTCCGACGATGGTTCAGAAAATATGCGTGGGAAGTCTGTTCCCGCTGCGGGCCGAAATGGCCGTCGCAGTCCGCCTTTTTCCGACTGCGCCTGATCCGATCTATAAAGCCGTGGTGGCGCAGGCGGGCGAGTGAGCGCCATACGCCTTTCACGCAACAGATCGCCCTGGCCGCGATCTCTTCCCCTGAAGGAAACATCTGCCCCGTCTTTCCGCACATGAAGGACAGGATCGCTCGAAGCACATTCACGTCGACGGGGCGCAAGCGTTGCTCGGCCTCGGAGAGCTCGGCGTCGATCGCCGCCAGTTCCTTACGGACTACCGCCAGTCGGCCGACTGGGCGCTCGGCCGGGGACATGCCCATCAATCTCTCGATCTCGGCCGCCAGTGCCCCCTGCCCCGCCTTCAGCGCGAACAGCTGCTTCCGGGGGAAGCGCTTGTAGTGGAGCGCGCTCAATTCCTGAGCGGTTTGGACCAACGTCTCGACTGTCGCGATCCGCTCGGCCGTGGTGGCAAACCGATTGTGCTCCCACGGCTGCGCGTCGGGCGCGTTTTCGTCGATCGAATGGCGGTGGACAGGATCGCCGCCGCGAACCTTGCCCCCGAGCTTGGCCGCAAGGCCGGTGATGATCTTGGTAGTCCCGTGCGCTGATGCGTACGACATTCGGCTTCCCCAACCGAAGTATTCAGGACGCACAAAAGGGCTGGCTGAATCGCATGCGACAGCCGCGCCCGCGTGTGCGTGATGAAGCCCCGCCGCCCGGCGGGATGGGGATGACCAGCCTAAAGCGCTCCGGTGAGACTCCGGTGTTGACCAAGAGGCTTCACTGATTTCGCTGGCTAAATTTGTGCCTGGCCCGGTTCGGAACGGTCAGCTATCGGCAGAAATCCGCGATATCTCTTGCGTTCGTAATGCGGGGGTCACAGGTTCGAGTCCTGTAAGCGGCACCATAAACTCTAAGGCATTGAAAAGGCTTAGAGTTTTACGAAAATCGCTGCTTGCAACGACTGTCTGCTACAATCGTAGCGAGGCAAGGATGAGCGCGTACTTACTTAAGCGTGATGGCGGCACCTATTATTTCCGGCGTTCGATCCCGCTGGCCCAACGGCAGCGGTTTGGTGGAAGACGCGAGTGGGTCCGGTCGCTCGGCACGAAAGATCGGAAAGATGCCAAGAGGCTCATACCAGCGTGCCTGATTGCCTTTGATAAGGCGATGGACGGCGATGCCTCGAACGCATCGGAGGAACGCCGAGCAAAACCCTTCAAGCCTCCGGTAGCGTTTGCGGAGGCAACGGAACCCCACAACACGCCCAAACGCCCTGCGGTACCTCTCCTAGCCACCTTTGAGGCATATGCGGCGGAGCAACGCATTAAACCGGGCACAGCTGCCGAATGGCGCTCTATGCTGAAAGCGCTCGTTGCGTTCGTGGGTCATGATGACGCCAATGCCCTTACCGTGTCAGACATTGATGAATGGCGCGACGCCTTGCTTTCAAAACCCGGTAGAGGCGGAAGGCTTCGGTCGCCCGGTACAGTGAAAGACAAATATCTTTGCGCGGTCAGGGCTACATTAGCATGGGCTGTCGAAAAGCGGTTGCTGCCGGACAATGTAGCATCACTCGTCAAAGTTCGCGTTCCTAAAAAGGTACAGCTGCGCGAACGGGATTTTACATAATACGAAGCAATGAAAATCTTGTCCGCTACATTCCAGCTGACGTGCCCCCCGTTTCTTCATCCAGGTGGAACTAGAGACCGGCCCCTCAAAGGGACGGACGGAATGAAGCGGAAGCAATTCTCGGAAGAGCAGATCATCGGCATCCTGAAGGAGGCCGAGGCGGGCGCAGTGG